GGTTCCGCAAGGCATACATCCAAGTGGCCAGGAAGAACGGCAAGAGCACCTGGGGGGCCGGGATCGGGAACTATTGTTTCCTGGCTGACGGGGAAGCCGGCGCCGAATGCTACACGGCGGCCACCAAGCGGGAACAAGCTACCATCTGCCACAAGGAAGCGGAGCTCCAAATCCGTGGGAACCCGACGCTTGCCAGCATCGTCCAGATTTTCAAGCTGAACCTTTCCATCCCGTCGACTGGCTCGAAGTTCGTTCCGCTGTCCAGCGACTCCAAGACACAGGACGGCCTCAATCCTCACTTCGCGCTGATCGACGAATACCACGCCCATCCGACCGACGAGCTGCTTGAAGTGCTCAAGACCGGCATGGGCGCCCGGGCGCAGCCGCTGCTGTTGACCATCACGACTGCCGGCTTTGACGTGGCCAGCCCATGCCACCTGGAATACGAATACGCCTGCGACGTGCTGGAAGGCATCAAGCAGGATGACCAGTATTTCGGCATCGTCTACACCCTGGACCAGGGCGACGACTGGGCGGACCCGGCCGTATGGATCAAGGCCAACCCGAACCTTGGCGTCAGCGTATACCCGGAGTTCCTGCGGGCCCAGGTGGACGAGGCCATCAAGTCGCCGCAGAAACAGAACCACGTCAAGGTAAAGAACCTGAACGTCTGGACCCAAGCGGAAACCAGATGGATGACAGATGAGTCATGGATGGCATGCGCTGACTGGTACGACCATGCCGAGCTGGACGGCCGGGAATGCTACGGCGCCCTGGACCTTTCCACCAGCCTGGACATCACGGCATTGGTCCTGGACTTCCCTCCGGAGGCGGAAGGCGAACCGCACAAAACCATCGCCCGGTTTTACATGCCAGGCGACAACGTGCAGGAGCGGGAGCGCCGGGACAAGGTGCCATATTCGGCATGGATCGCAGATGGACTCATCACCGCCACGCCTGGGAACGTAATCGACTACGACTTCATAGAACACGACCTGGCCGAGCTGCGAGAGCGCTACCAGATCCTGGAATGCGCATATGACCCGTGGAACAGCTCGGCCATCGTCAACCACCTGACGGAAGCCGGGCTGCTGATGGTGCCGATCCGACAGCAATTCTCTGGGATGGCTGCCTTCACCAAGCAGTTCGAGCGCTCCGTGCTTGGCCGGGGAGTAGCGCACCGCGGGCACCCAATCCTCCGCTGGATGATGAGCTGCACCGAGATCAAGAGCGACCGGCAGGGAAACATCATGCCCATGAAGCCGGAGCGGAACAAGTCCGGCAAGCGAATTGATGGCATCGTTGCATGGATCATGGCCCATGGTAGGGCATTATTAGCCGAGGGCGACGCGAACCGGTCGGCCTATGAAACCCAGGAGCTGGTGGTGCTATGAGCATTTTCGATACGATCAAGGGAATCGGGAACCTCGTTCGGGCCGCCGGCCAGGCGCAGTCCCGCGGCTACAATCTGGAAGATCCGAACACGCCCATTGGCCAGGCGCTATTCGGCTTCGGCAGTATGGCAAGCAAGGCCGGCGTGACAGTGACCGAGCGTAACGCCATGAACTACGCTCCGGTGCAGGCATGCGTCCGCATCATCGCCGAGTCCATGGCGTCAGTTCCACTGTGCATCTACAAACGGCTTGACGGTGGTGGCCGGGAAAAGGCCCGCGGGCATCGGCTTTGGTCCGTCCTGCATGACCGGCCAAACCCGCTGATGAGCAGCTTCACCTTCCGCGAAACGATGATGGGGCATCTGCTGCTGTGGGGGAACTTCTATGCGGAGGTCCAGTTCAACGGACTTTGGCAGCCGGTGGCACTGTGGCCGCTGCCGCCGTGGGGAGTTCGGAAGCGCCTGGCGCCCGGCAATTCCGTGGCATACGAAGTGACGGCCAATGGCCAAACCAAGACCCTGCAGGACTGGCAGGTGCTCCACATTCCCGGCATGGGCTTCGATGGCCTGGCCGGGAAGTCCGTTATCTCATGGGCAGCTGAATCCATCGGCATCGGAATGGCCATCGACCAGTACAGCGCCCAGGCATTCGGTAACGGCCTCAACCCGTCCGGCTTCCTGTCCACCGACAAGACATTGACACCGGACTCCGCGCAGAAGCTGCGGGCCGCATGGGACTCCACCTACGGCGGGCTGTCCAATGCCTTCCGGGTCGCAGTCCTGCAGGATGGCATGAAGTGGCAGGCCCTGGGCATGACGCCGGAGTCGGCCCAGATGATCGCGGCCAAGTCCTGGCAACTGTCCGAGATCGCCCGGATCTTCCGCGTGCCGCTGAACCTGCTCATGGACAATTCCAACGGGAAGCCGGGCTACAACAGCGTGGAACAGGCTTCCATCGACTTTGTTGTCCATACCCTGCGGCCCTGGGCCGTCCGCATTGAGCAGGCCATGTCCTGGATGCTGATTGCCAAATCGGCTGGAGACTACTACATCGAGTTCAATCTCGACGGCCTGCTGCGCGGTGACTTCACCACCCGGCAACAGGGCCTGGCCATCATGCGTCAGAACGGCATCATCAACGCCAACGAATGGCGCGACGTCGAGAACATGAACCCGATTGAAGGGCCGAGCGGTTCCGCCTACATCACCCTGCAGAACATGCAGCCTATCGGCCAGGACAGCCGGCCAGCGGACGCCGGAGCGGCCGACGTGACCGATGACCCGGACGACCATGCCGGCGGAAGTGAGCCGGTGCGGTCTATCGCCCTGACCGTCCGGCCGATGGTCCAGGACGCAGTGACCAGGGCTGTGAACCTGGCCGCCCGGGCAATCCGGGAAGCCGCCACCCGGGTCGACGCCAGCCCGGAAGCCGTCGAGGAAGTCGTCAACTGCGAAAAGGTCTATCGGGGAATCCGGGCCAACCTGGAGCCGATAGGGCAGGCATTCAGCGTGGACGGCGGAAAACTGGCCGGCATGGTCCTGGCCGCCACTATGGAAGAGGCCCGCGGAAGCTGGGGGGACGCTGAAAAACTGCAGCGGATCGGCGGAACACAGATGCAAATCGGTATCCTGGACGCAATCGAGCGCGAACTGATCGGAGGTTGAGATGCCCGCGAAAACCGAAACCCGAAACTATGCGGCCAAGCTTGAGTTGCGCGACATCACCAAGGAAGGTGGCGCACTGCGCCAGATCGTGGGCCGGCCGGCCGTGTTCAACGTAAGGTCGGAAGATCTTGGCGGTTTCGTCGAAGTCATTGAGCCGGGCGCTTTCACCAAGACGCTCAAGGAATACAACGCCAAGAGCCTTTGGAACCACAACCCGGACATGGTACTGGGAAGCGTTCGGGCCGGGACCATGAGCATCGCCGAGGATGCCGACGGCCTCGTATTCTCGGTTGACCCGCCCGACACCACCTGGGCGCGGGACGCCATGACCAGCTTGGACCGCGGCGACGTGGACCAGATGAGTTTCGGTTTCCAGTCCATCCGGGAGTCCTGGGAGTACGACCAGGCCGCCGATATGCCGATCCGGCATCTGCACGAGGTCCGGCTGCTGGAAGTGTCGCCCGTCGCCTTCCCGGCGTACCCGCAGACTGAGTGCAGCCTACGGTCGGTGTTCGGCACCGAATCGAAAGAAGAAATCCGGGCCAAGATCGAGGCCCTGCGGAACCCTCCCGCGCCGGCGGAACACCACCCGGAAGGGGCCAAGGAAACGGTCAAGCCCGATTACAGCTACCAGGAAAGGCGGCTGAAATTGTCTGGAATCGGAGGGGAATCATGAACCCTGTTGAAATGCGGCAGAAGGCCGCCAAGCTCAAGCAGGAGGCCCGGGCTATCCTGGACCTCGCCAAGAAGGAAAACCGGAACAACACCGCAGAAGAACTGAACAAGTTCGACGCGATGCTGGGCGACGCCGACAACCTGGAGCGCCAGGCAACCGCCGAAGAGCGGGCCGCTTCCCTGGGTGACCTGCGCAGCATCATCGGTCCTTTCCAGGACGACGGCAAGGCCGACCCCGAAAAGGAAGCCGAGAAGGAAGCTCGGAACCATTCGGATGCTTTCAGCGCCTACCTGCGCCGCGGCTATTCCGGCATGACCGACGAGCAGCGCTCCGTCCTGGCCCGGCACGAGTCCCGCGACTTCGCCAGCGGTACCGCGGCGGCCGGTGGCAACACCGTGGCGCCCGAGTTCTTCAACCGGTTGGAGAAGGCCATGAAGTTCTTCGGCGGCATCCTGAACGTCGCCGAGATCATCCGCACCAACACTGGTGCCACCTTCTCGCTGCCCAGCGTGAACGACACCGGAGCCACCGGCGAACTGCTGGCGGAAAACGCCGCAGCCGCCTCCGACGCTTCCACCCCGTTCGGCACCCTGTCCCTGCCGGCCTACATGTTCGACTCCAAGATGGTGGCCGTGTCCATGCAGCTCATGCAGGACAGCGCTTTCAACGTGGAAGAACTGCTGGCCAACCTGCTGGGCGAACGCCTGGGCCGCGTGCTGAACACCTACCTGACCACCGGCACCGGCACAAGCCAGCCCGCCGGCATCGTGACCGGCGCCACCCTGGGCAAGACCGGCACCGCCGGCCAGACCACCAGCATCATCGTGGACGACCTCTATGACCTGATCTACAGCGTTGATCCCGCCTACCGCAACAGCGGAAAGTGCCGGTTCATGCTGAACGACAGCTCACTCAAGGTCATCCGCAAGCTCAAGGACACCCAGGGCCGCCCCCTGTGGGAACCGTCCTTGCAGGCTGCTGGCCAGCCGGAAATGCTCTGCGGCTTCCCGGTGGACATCAACAACGACGTGGCTGTCATGGCCGCAAACGCCAAGTCGGTACTGTTCGGCGACCTGAGCAAGTACAAGGTACGCATGGTCCTGGACACCCAGGTCCTGCGCCTGAACGAGCGCTACGCCGACAAACTGCAGGTGGGCTTCATCGCCTTCATGCGGGCCGGTGGCGCCCTGCTGGACGCCGGCACCAACCCGGTGAAGTACTACGCCAACAGCGCGACCTGATCGCAACGCCGGGGGCCTTCGGGCCTCCGGTTCCATGAGGAGATACCATGGCAAAACGCACCGACCAACCGGCCGCCGAGCTGTCCCAGGCTGGCAACCCGCTGGAAGGCATGGACCTCACGCCTACCAACGTCATCATGCTGCAGAGCATGTCCGGCGTGGAAGGAAGTTGGAAGCCTGGCGATATTCGCGAGGTTCCGGCCTACATCGCTGACGCATGGGAATCCGCCGGCATCGCCAAGAAGGAATAACCAATGGCCATCGTCACCGCCGCCGAGTTGGCGACCTATACCGGCACCAAGACCGCAGACGCCGCCCGGCTGGCACTGTTCGAGATCTACATCGGGGCCGCGGTCCAGGCGGTGAATGATTACCTGGGGTATGACCCGACCAGCCAGGCTTACACCCATGTGCTTGACGCTGACGGGTCCGAACTGTTGCAACTCCGAGCCCGGCCGGTGACGATCATCACGGCGGTGACCAGGCAAGGTGCCGCGGTTGACCCGGCGGCCCTGTTCGCTGACCGGGAGTTCCTGGCCTACCTGGACGGGGTGACATGCTGGCCGAATGCGGCCCGGTCTGTCATCGTCCAGTACACCGCTGGATGGGATGCCGTTGGGATGCCGGCCGCCATCAAGCTGGCCGTGCTCCAGATTGCGGCGCTCAAGCTGTCGGAGGAGAACGGGAACCTGGCCGTCACGTCCAAGAGCTTCGGCGACGCCGGGACGCGGACGTTTCAGAACACGACCGCCTACGGCAAGTTCCTGGCGGCCCTGGATAACCTCCGGCTGCTGAGGTGCTGACATGATGAAAATGGACATCAAGTCAGACATCGCCGACGCCAAAGAAGGCCTGGAGGCGCTGGGGCTTGAGATCAAGAACATCAATCGGAAGATCCTCCGGACCCTGACCACCCGGGCGAAAACGAAGGTGCGGACCTCGTATCGCCAGAACCTGAACACCAAGAGCGGCGTCATGATCGGATCGGCCTACTCTTCGGCCAAGAACAACGTGGCTGGATGGGTGGGACTCGGATCGCCGCTGGCAATGGTGCAAGAAACCGGCAAGACAATCAACGCCAAAGGCAAGTACATGCGGATCTTCATTGGCAAGACCATCAAGACCGCATGGGGCAAGGGATACGGCGACGGAAAATGGCTGACCGTCAAGTCAGTCTCCATCCCAGCCAGGCCGTTTTTCTACCCGGCCATGGAAGAGTTCGCTGGTTCGGCCGAGTACATGGCCATCATCGAGAAAGTACTTGCCCGGGAGATCAAGCGGGCCTGGGAGAAGCAATAGATGGAAATCCCGGTAACGGCCTTGAAGGCATTCATCCTGGCCAACTGGAACACCTACATCACGGCGGCATCAACGCCGGAGGTGCCGCTGACCCA